AAATCAAAGGCAAAGGGGCAGACACGAAAGGGAAAAAGCTTCAGAGAGGAATTTCCATTTCTCTCATCACCAACATGCCCAATTGAGTTGAAAGCACTGATAACTGATAAATTTTCTTCTTTCTATGCATATCGAGATCTTCACGAAAAACTTTTTGACTGCACCACGGCAGATGAATGCGCCGATACTGCAGCAAAGTTGCTCGATAACTACCATGAAAACAGGATGATTTACGTTGAGCTTACCTACTTTAAAAAACATAATTCGCTCCTGGGGAAACATCCTGTTTTCTCTCATTATCGCAAAATAAAAGAGCTTCACAACCTATCTATTAAAGATTTGGTGTTAAAACAAAGGCAGTTGCAACATAACGTTTGGCGTATAGAAAGCGAAATAAACAAAGGTGATAAACCACATCTTTTGGAAGAACGCAATCGCAGACTTGAAGAAAAGAAGATTGAACTGGCTGAAGTGGACCGACTATTAAATTAAACTATGATGAGCTCAGATATAATTAAACAAGCAACCTGGGATGACAATTCCGCTCCGGAATGGATAGAAAAGATTAACTGGGAAGAATATGATCAATTTGCTTATGTAGGTTACAAACCTGAGCAAATTGCAATGTATTACAACATTGATAAGCACGAATTCATGTTCTATTTCATGATGATAGACAGCAAGCTTAAATATCATTATGATCGTGGGCAATTGGTTGGCCAGGCTAAGGAAGGTGCTGATATGATAAAGAAGTCCGGAAGCAATGCCATACAAGCGCAAAGGCTCGATAAACTTCGCTCTGATATAGATTTCGAGAACGCTAAAAATGATATAATCTATGGCGGATTTTAAACGAAGTTATTTTTCTGAGCTCCAGGACTTCATTCAGGGTGGTAGCAAGGCAGAACTCACAAAAGAAGCCGAACGCTACCTTGATGTTTTATATTTGTTGATGAATCTTAGGCGAAAATATGGAAAAGAAAACGCTATTTCTTTCATTCAGCGACCACCATTTGAAATAAAATACCGTCGTGCCAGGCTAATGTATGACGAAGCCGTTAACCTATTCTATGCAGACGATGGCATTGAGCGTGAAGCTATGAATAACATGATAGCTGAAGATCTGTTTAAAGCAGCTCAGGTTGCGCTTAAAACAGCAAAAACCTCAAAGGATCTGGAAGTATATGGCAAACTTATAATGCAGGCACGTGCAGCAAAAGGTCTCGACAAAGAGGAAGCTCCAAAACTTCCTGAAGAGTTTTATAAGAAGCCTATTAAGGTGTATTCACTGGATCCAACAGTACTTAAACTTGAAGCTGCAGATCGTGACGCGCTCGCTGCAAGAATTGATAATATGGAAATTAATGAAGATGAAAAGGTAAGGTTAAAGAGAGATGCCCAGGTTGAAGATGTTGATTTTATAGAAATGTTTGATGAGCAGGAAAAGAAAACTAGACACGAAGCGTGAAGATGTTGAAGTGAGATTCAGTAACTGGCTCTCTCAACTTCTTGCTATAATGATGCCCAGGGTGCTGGCGCTTATTGCCGGGCGTGGTACCTCCAAGACTGTAGATATACTTGTTGAACGTATCCAAGAAGCTGCATTTGAGTGTGCCGGTGCTCCATTCGCATTTGTGAGTGATACATATACCAACTTGCATAAAAACGTAATACCATCGCTCCTGGAAGGATTCAGAATAAAAGGCTGGGAAGAAGATATTCATTATGTAATCAACAGAGAACCTCCAAAAGAATGGAAGAATAAAATGTATAATAAGGTTTCTTCATGGAAGCACACCATGGTATTCTTCACCGGGTTCAACTTCACATTTATTTCGCTTGACAGACCTGCTATTGGTGCCGGTAATAGTTACGTGGGTATGTTTGGTGATGAAGTGAAATACTTTCCACAGCAACGTATATCAAACATCCTTAAAGCCGTACGTGGTTATAAAGTTAGGTTTGGCGATTCTGCATTCTACAGATCTATTACTTTCACTACCGATATGCCTGATCCAAACAATATTGGTGAACACGACTGGCTGTTGAAGTATGCTGAGATGAATGATAAGGAGAAGATCCTTAATCTCATTCAAACAGGCTTCGTTTACAACGAAACAAAAAAGGAATATGCAAATGCCCTGGCAACGAATAACAAGCGTGAGGTGAACCTTGCAGGGCGCAACATGCAACGATGGGAAGAACGCTGGGTTAAATGCCGAAAACAAACATCATTCTTCTGGATTGCCAGCTCATTTGTCAACGCAGATATATTAAGCCTGGGATGGTTTGATGATGAGTTTGGTGTGGGGCTTGAAGGCGTAAGTTCTTCAATACTGTCAATTATACCAAAGCTATCAAGTGTATCAATGTTCTATGCAGGATTGCAGGAAAGGCACTTCTATAACGATGGCACCAACTATGATTACATAGATACCCTTAAGTTTGGAGAAGAGCCTGATTGTCGCGAACTCAAACACCTTGACACTCGTATTACACTTGAAGGTGGACTGGATGTTGGCAATACACTTTGGTTCCTTGTATCGCAAACAAAGCTTAACAAGATGCGAATTCTTAAGGAGATGTACACTCTTCCACCCAACTACATACGTGAGTTGGCCGATGAGTTTATCCGGTACTTTAAACCACACCAGCGCAAGCGCCTGAAGCTTTATTATGACAGAGCAGCTAACTCATACAAGAAGATTGGTCAGGATGTGGCCAGTCAGATCAAACGTGCCATTGAAGTAGATGGCGACGGCAAGCGTACCGGTTGGACAGTTCAGCTCATGTCCATCGGCCAGGCTAACATCGGCAGCAATGCCGAATATAACTTCATGATGGAATTAATGAGTGGCAAGAATCAGATCTTACCTCAATTACTTATCGATAGATCTGCATGTCCTAACCTTAAATCTCAGCTTGAGAAAACTAAAACCAAAACTCGCAATATGCGATCCGGTGGTAACATGATTGTGAAAGAAAAGAAAACCGATGGACTCCCGGCACATCGATTACCTAAAGAGTCGACAAACTTCACCGATGCTTTTAAATATCTATTATGTCGCAGGAACTACCTTGCAGCAGTTAATAACAAGCGATTAGGAGCATCCACTTCAATAAGCGCCGGTTAAGCAACCATTACTCATTATCAACCCAAGCCTTCAGTAGACCTCTGAAAGCTTTTCATTGTGCCTGTAAACCGCTACTGTGGCTCGGTGTGGCTGGTCGCGCAGGTCACATTTCCCCGGGGCGGGAGGGGGTGCAATTGCAACCCTAAGTCAGAGCGGGTCGGGCAGAGTAACCTGACACTGATTTTGGAATAGATATTCAAAAGGCTTAAAAGCAAGTTATCAGGTACTTATGATTTCATGAGGTGAAAAAGAGGTGAAATATCGTTGTTTTTGAGGGTAAAGTTGTGTTTTTATGCTTAAAAAGCATGATAAAAGAATTAGGAATTAGAGTTAAAAACATTTTATCCTAATAAATAATGATGATTTTAGAGTAAGATTAAATATATTATATTTTTTTATATTTTGAAACATTTGTTATCTTTGCTTTTGCCCACAAATTGAAACACAAAGGAAAGCCTCTCAGGCGTGTAATCCGTAGATAATCGGATTCCGGTATTCAATTCCGGTGGGCACACGCTTGAGAGGTTTTTTATTTTACTATGAAAAACGAAATTAAAATTACTCCTGAAGGATTAAAGTTGATGATAGCCATTTCTAATGGAGGATATTCTGATGGCTTTTATGGCAAAGAATTAGTTTTTACAAAAGGCTTTGAAGGAGATCTTCAATATCTATTTCAAGCATTAGGTAACATTGGAGCATGTGCACGTTTAGGCGAAATAGAAAAAGAAGTATCTATACTTGTAGTTGCAAATAAATTATTAGATGAACCAAACTCTGATTTATATAATGATTTTGCAGAAGAGTTAAGCATACTTCTCAATCAGAGCAATAGCCCTTTTCTCAGACTAATATTTATGACAGAAGAGAATTTAATTGAAAGAATAGATAAACGTGCCTCTAATTTCAATGATGAAGCTCTTAAAGATTTCTTGAAAAAATATAAAGCCTCAAGAACTAAAGCGAAAAAAGTAATTAGACAAAATAAAAAGAGAGCTTCAAACAAAACAACTCCATCAGAATCAGATACAGATATCAAACAGAAAACTCTTTTTGATACAATTATGTGATATGGATAGAAAAATTAATTTTAAAATATAGTATCATGATTTTATTCTTAGCATTCATTGTAATTATAGCCATTGCAGTTATTATTATTTCTAAATCGAACGTAAGAGAAAAGAACAGTAAGGAAGAAAGTACAAAACATACTCAAAACTATAATGATGCCATTAGAAATATAACTATTGAAGTACCTGAAAAAAGCTCTACCGGTATAGGTAAATATCTAATACTTGATACAGAAACAACTGGTTTACCTGAAAAAAGCAGAATTTTCAAACCTAAAGATATTGAGTTCTGGCCTTATGTTGTAGAGATAGCATGGATTCTTGTAGATGAAGATGGCTTACTTGTAGATGGTGAAGATGCTATTTTAAAACAAAAAACATCAATCCCTTTATCAGCATCGAATATTCACAAAATAACTACTGCAAGAATGATGGAAGAGGGTAAGGATCCAACACAGATATATGATTCTTTATTATCTCAATTACAAAAATGTGAAATGATTATTGCTCATAACGTAAGGTTTGATATTGAAGTGTTAAAGGCAGATTTATTCAGACATGGCTTCGATTATAGGATTTTGGATGATAAGAATACTTATTGTACAATGGAAAAGGGCAAAGAGTTCTGTATAACATACAGTAATAGGGGTGCAAGAAAGAATCCAAGACTTGAAGAACTTTTTGGAGAGCTTTATTACAATAATAAATACATGTCTATTCTAAATGCACATTCAGCATTTAATGATGTACTGGTAACTTACAAGTGTTTTATGAAAATGAGAGATTTAGAGGCCCCATATCCGATTGAGCTAAGAACATCAATTGTTGAAAAAGATAAATCTTACGATGAAGAATTTGTATCAAAATGTGTAGAAAAGATAGATTCTAAAATATTTGAAGGAAAAACATTTGTAATAACCGGTGGATTCAAATACTTTTCTAGAGATGATTTAACGGAAATATTAGTTAGACTCGGTGGGTTGAAAAGAGGCAGTATATCATCTAAAACAAATATTGTTATAGTAGGTAATAATGGAGGACCGTCTAAATTAAAAAAAATAGAAGAGCAAAAGGAATTAAGAGATGATATAATGGTGCTAAAAGAAGATGATTTGCTGGAGATGATGAAGTAGAAATGAATTTTTGAATTTATAACCCCGGAATTATTCGGGGTTTTTTTATTTTTATAAAATACTGAATTGGCTATTGATCTATGCTATCTAAAAATCTCTTCAACTCATCCACAGAATTAAAACGTTTTAATTCTCCCTTGTAATCTATTAATGCAGTGAAGTCTGATGATGATTGAGAGGTAAATAATTCCGGTACAGTTACCTCCAATGCATCGGCTATTCTTTGCAATGTTTCTACAGTAGGATTACCATTAATTTGACGTGTAAGCGTATCTCGTACAATACCTATTCTATCTGACACTTCTTGCATCGTCAATCCTTTTTCTTTAATTATATCTTTTACTCTTAAATCAGCCATAGTAATATTTGTTACGATACAAAGATACGTTTATTCTTAACAGATACTACATCTTAATATCGTTAAATAATATTAAAACGGCATATTAGTACGCTTTTTATTTGTGCAATACGATATTATAATGTAGTTTTGTGCATCTATTAACGATATTATGTTGAATAACATTAATAATAACAGATATGGCACAAATGGCAAGAGCGATTAAGTTACAACCTAAAGAGATTCCAAATTTATACCGTGACAAAATGTTGGATACTACTTTGGGAGATTTCAAGAAAAGGCTAAAGAGCTTACTTGATTTGATTGACGGTGAGGACGAACAAATACCTGTTCGTATGATAATTGAACAGAGATATCGTGAAAACAGCATATCCTGTTGGACTGGTGATGCTTTTATAAGATTTACAATTGATAAAGATAGGAGGTTTTAATAATGGATAACAAAAATAGCACACCTATACTGGTGAACAACCCTTACATGAATGTTTTGATGAACGTTGAACCACTATTTAAGATGATAAATACTTATAGTATTGATGATTGTATTGCGATTGCAGACAGAAGCATAAAGCTTGCAGCTTTGGCATCGGAGTCTGAATGGACCACTGAATATGAACGAAAAGAATCTTTAGTTTTCTTTTATGAAATAAGAGAACTGTTTTTATCTATTAAGGAGTGCCAGATATCATTACCGAAATGATAAGAGGTGTAAATCGGTATTTAAACCAGCAGACTGGGATTTAGAATAAAGAGATGAAGCGACCGGCGTACAACCGGTCGCTTTTTTTATCAGAAAATCTATATGTTGTGTAACGTGATTTAAACTTTTCTAGTTTACGCATAAATTAATTATACGAAATTATTTATGTTAACATGTTGCAAAACATGTATGAATAAATAAATAAAAAGTATCTATTTGACTTATAATTTCTACCTTTGTGCATAAATAATTAAATATTAAACTTTCCATGGGCTACTTCTCTTCGTATATTGATAAATATGCAAATGCAACCTTTGAAGAAATTACCAAAGAAAGAAAAGCGCAATTAGCTAATATTGCTAGAATTAGGGAAAGAGATGTATTGGTGTATGCAAGTGATCCTACAAAAAATGCACATACTGAAATTTACCCACCTGACTTACTCATATTTAAAGATCAATTATCTTTTATAAGTACGGAAAATGTTGACATCCTTTTAGAGACTCCTGGGGGAATCGCTGAAACTGTGGAGGATATGGTCAACTTAATAAGAGAAAAGTTTGATAAGGTCGGTATAATTATTCCAGGTAGCGCTAAAAGTGCAGGAACAATATTTGCTATGGCAGGAGATGAAATATTAATGGGAGATTCATCAGCACTTGGTCCTATTGATGCTCAAATAATGACAAATGGGAAGCGTTTTTCTGCAGATGCTTTTTTAGATGGTCTTGAAAAGATAAAACGTGATGTATTAACCCAGGGTTTAAACCCAGCATATATACCAATTTTACAAAACATATCTCCCGGAGAAATTCAGCATTTTGAGAATGCACAAAATTTTTCAAGAACACTCGTCAGACAGTGGCTTAAAACATATAAATTCAAATATTGGTATAAACATTCAAGCACTGGTTTAGATGTTACAGATCAAGAGAAGGATGAGCGCGCTGACACTATTGCAGCTAATCTATGTAGGCATTCCGACTGGTTAACTCATGGTCGATCCATTCGAATAAAGGATTTGGAAGATATGCGACTTCAAATATTTAATTATTCAAAGGATCATCCTGAGTTATGTGAGGCAATTGAGAGATATTATAATCTACTGAGATTAACTTTTGATAAAACAGGAATATACAAAATTTTTGAAACACAAAACTCTCAAGTATATCAATCAATTACACAAGCTATACCATCAAATCCTAATGTCCCAATCGGTGGTAACACGCCCGAATTTGCAACTGCTGATATAACCTGTCCACAATGTCAAGCAATGTTTAAAATTCAATTGAATCTGCAGGAAAATATAAAATTGCAAAATGGGCTTGAACCTTATCCTAAAAATGACGTTTTTATATGTAAGAGATGTACAGCACAGATTGATATTTCTTCATTAAGAATGCAACTTGAAGCGCAAACCGGATTAAAATTAATAATCTCATAAAACAAGAAAATATGAATAAAGTAAAATATGATTTTTCAATAATTTTCAAAGAGGTTGAAGAGTATAAGAAGAATAACCCAGATTTTACACTACACTGTTCGAGTCAAATTAATAAAAACGTTGATTTGGATGAAGTAAAGAAATTATCTCAAATGTGTTATGAAATGCACGAACAAGAAGATAGAGGGGTGATATACAATACATTCTCTTAATCAATCTTATTAAAGTATTATAATACATTTACCTTTCAAATTACACTCACCAACTCGGTGGGTGTTTTTTTTGTCCTTTTTTCTACCCTGTTAACCGGCTAATTTTGAAATAAAAAAGATGGATTTATACGAAGCGATAAGCGAAATGAGGATTTTGAGCAAAAAGGGTGAGTCTTTTTCGTTCGCATTTATGACCTATTCAGCAACTAAGCGCAAAAGTCATGGTATAAGTGAGGTGCGACGTGCAAGGTTAGCACCTCAGGATCCTACCAGTAAGCACCCATACAAAGATTACATGTTGCAATTTCTTGATCTTGACACTAACGAGGTAAAGCGTTGTTATCAGCCACTTCTGATGGAATTTAACGGTGAGAAACTTGAATTGAATTAAATATATCCTTATGAGCGAAAAAGTAAAACATATAGGTGGAATAGGATTCGCAAAAGCTAAAGCCGGAATGTATGCGATTAGCGGACTTGATATGACTACCACGTTTGACGTGAATGGTGGCGTTATGGCCGGTGATTGGGAAAAGGATCCGGTTATTTTTGGTGGTGTGAAAATGGTGCCTTTTGGTGCTAATAACAACATGCCGGCCGAAATGCGTGATCTGCTTGAGCGTAATAATCTTGGCCCTGGAATCCTATCCCGCAAACTTGGCTTGCAGTATGGCCAGGGTCCGTATCTCTACCAGTTGGAGCTTAAAGACAATGAGATTAATAAAACATGGGTAGAGGACAAAGAGATTCAGGATTGGCTCGATAACTGGGATTACAGGCAGTATGTGCGTGATGCTCTTATTGAGTTTAACCACGGCAATGGCTTTTTTGCTAAGTATTTCTCGGCACGTAGTCGCAGATTGGGCAAAGCGTTTATTTCTCGCATACAAGCTCTACATTCAACAGATTGCAGGATGGAATATCCTGGCAAGGATAAATCGCTGGAAGATGTTCAGACTTTTTATGTAGGTAATTTCGAGAGTAATTACCCAAAGAAAGTTGATGCTTACCCTCGCTTTATGCAGGCTGATCCTGCCCGTTATGGTGTGAGTATCGATTATCACTCTTTGCGAAGCTGGGGGCATAAGTATTACAGCGTTGCATCGTTTCTTGGTGCCGTGCCATGGGTTAAGCGCGCAAATGATCTGCCTGAGATCATTCAGTACCTCACTGAAAATATGATTGCAGCTGCTTATCATGTGCATGTTCCTGCTGAGTATTGGGAGGAAAAAAGAAATCTTGTTATTGAAATGCATCCTGAAGCATCTGATAATGAAATTGAGGTGAAGATGCAAAAGCTTAGAGATGAACTTACAGAGACTATCGCTAAGGTGCTGAGCGGAAAGAAAAACACCGGTAAGTTTCTTGAGAGTATTGATTTTACTGATGACCAGGGCAATCGTTGCTCTTGGAAAGTTGAGCAGATTGAGATGAACATTGACAAGTTTATTGAAGCTCAGAGTAAGATCTCGAATATTGCAGATAGTAGTACAACATCTGGTTTCGGACTTAACCCTGCATTATCGAACATCATTATTGGTGGTAAGGGTGACAGTGGAAGCCAAATGATTTATGCTCTTAAAATATTTTATGCAGCTGACACACAGATTGCAGAAGATGTGGTTTTTGAACCTATTAACCGTGCCTTGAAGATTAATTTCCCTGGCAAAAACATAGCAATGGGATTGTACCGGAAGGCGGTTAATAAAGAGAATAATGTAACTGCAGGTGACCGAATGACTAATAACATTTAAACTCTTTGATTATGATTTTTAATAAGGATAATAAAGGTAATGAGGAGCTCAGGAGGCTTACAGGCAACTACTATGCAAGTAACGATTTCAATAAGATTAGCCAGGACATTATCCTGGCTGAAGAGGAATTGATTAAGATTGTTGGCACTGCTGTATATGATAGGGCAAAAGCTTTTTATGACATGACCAGTGATGCTCAGGAGGCGCATGAAGATAAAGTTATTAATGCTGCACTGCTTGAGCGTGTGCAAATGCCAATTGCTATTTATGCAACTTTTATGATGTACAGAAAAAACGATATCAGCCATGAAAGCTCAGGACGAAAATTTAAAATTGACGTTGAAAGCGAACGTTTGCCCTGGCAATGGCAGCTTGAGCGTGATGATGAAATACAGCTTGAAAGTTATTACCGGAGTATTGACAGACTTATCGATTGGATGGACGAAAATAAGTTGCCTGAGTGGATTAATACTGATACAAAGAAAGCTATGAGTAAGCAGCTCATCAAGTCGGCAACTTTGTTCAATCAGTACTACCCTATCGACAGATCGAGCAGGTTTTTTGTAATGATTTCTCCTTTTGTTCGTGAAGTGGAGCGCAAATATATTCGTCCGGCACTGGGCAAAGAATTATATGAGAAATACACCGGGTTGGCTACTGATCCACCTTTAACAGAAGTGGAGATTGAACTAAAAGAGTGGATTTACCCGGCAATACCTTTGCTTGCAATGAGCATTGCTTTCAGGCGAATGCCACTGGCCCTTATTCCGTATGGTGTTGTGCGTAACTATAGCAGTCAAACTCACACAATGAACAGCAGTAACCCTGCAAGTATTGATGATATATTTGATATTTCGCGCGACCTCGAGAAACAAGGTATGGCAGCTATTGGTGAATTTAAGAATGAACGTGCCGGAAAAGATATTTTGTTTCCGTTGCTTCCTAATAATGACCCGAAAAATAAATACATGAAGGTATGACATTAATATTAGATCCTCCTGCCTGGTGGGGTAAGATTCAAAATATTCCGGATATAAGCCTTAGTAGTATGTTTCCGGATTTGTTTGCTAATCCTATCACTTCTGCACAAGACTTTTCAATAAAGGATTCGTCCGGCACTATAATACTAAGCGAAAGTTACAAACCTTTTGATTATTCAATTAAAATAAAAGGCCTCAAAGAAATACTTTCGCTGCATCTCAGGAGAAAGAATCAGAACCTTATTATAGGAGGTGTAAACACTCAGATAATGGAGAATTTTACCTTCACCCTGGGAAGTGATAGCAAACAAGGTGATGTGATTTACAGTCGCATGAAATCAAACATCCCGGCTGCGAAACTTAAAGGTGAACTGTTTCTTACAACTCAGCATCTTAAGAAAGTGACAATGCCTCAGGCAAAGGAATTCCTGACATACTTTTTTAGTGGAACCGGAATAACAGTTAGTGCTAAAATGTACTATTATAGGAATGGGCAGATAATGAACACCAATTATGTGCCTATCGAAAGCGGAAAAACAGGCTTCTATGCATTTGACACGTCATTTTCAAGGATAAAAAGCTACTTCCCTACTATTGCAACTGATGAGTGTTTGTTTTACCGGGTGGGCAACGATAGCTACAATGTGGAATATTTAATCGACAGATCATCTTATCCAAACCTCACACAGTTTGTTTATATGAATAATTTTGGAGTACCTGACACACTGTTTATCAGGGGTGAAGTGATTCATAATGTTGATGCAAAGTTTAGTGAAGGTAAAGTGCAGCGAGTATCGCACAAATGGGATCTGAAGGAAAATGAAACATTTGAGGCCAGTACCGGTAAGATTTTTAATCGCGATGAATACCTTATGTGGCGAGATCTGTTCATGAGCCCTGATGTGTACATATATGTAAATGGTACACCTCGCAAAGTGTTTGTAACAGAGTCTAAAAACAGCATCAACCGTTTGAAGGGAGTTAATAAATCGCTCACTTTCTCATTCAGGTTTGCTGAAGAAAACGACACCTGGGATTACATGCGATATCTTGAGTGGATCCTTGAGTATGGTGTTTGGAACGACCAGGGCATTTGGTTGGATAGTGGAAGGTGGAATGACAATCAACTTTAAAGTTAATTATTGAGATGGCAGAGCAAATGACAGATCAAAAGATGAAAGATATTGAGTTCCTGTTTCAGGATGAAGTGCTAAGTCAGCATGGCGAATACCTGGTTGATTTACTACAGGAAGAAATTGAAAGGAAAGATCTGATTGATAAAGAAATTCTTGTAAACTCATTAGACTACAGCACATCATCAATTCAAAATGGGAGACATAAGTTCTTAGACATCAAATTTCCTGACTATGGCAGATATATTGAAATAAGAAAGAATAAACGCAAACGCCAATCCAAATTTGACACAAATACTAATCGTGATATCTGGGGTATAAGAGAGAACTCTATGAAGAGAAAAAATACTGACTGGTATAGTAAAAATGCATACAGAAGTATAAACAGATTACTTGGAACGCTCATGTATGAGTTCACTGATCAGGAGATAGCACGATTAAAAGGAATAATTGCAAACAGAATTAACTTAACGTTATGAGTTTAAAGATAGACAGAGTACAGCTTGAGGTAATGATCAACAATGATCCTGCTCGAAAGAAAATTCATGAACTTGACAAGCAAATAGGTGATCTGAACACAGCACTTAAAGGCATGAAAAAGAATAGTGAAGAGTATGCTAATACTAAGAAAAAAATAAAAGAGCTTCGTGCTGAACAGGATAAGGTTAGGGATTCCATCGGAATTACTAACATGACAATGAAGGAGTTGATTAAGACTCAGAAAAGCATTAATTCTTTGCTCACACAGTTAAGGCCCGGCACTAAAGAGTACGAAGAACTGGAAAAACAAGCTGCAGCTGTTAATAACCGCATGAAAGAGTTGAAAGATAACTCAAAAGGTGTTCAACAGCAACTTAATGCAGTACCTTCCGGTAAAGGGGGTTTTCTCACCGTTTTAAAAGGTGTGTTTGCCGGTAATATGCTTACAAAGGGAGCAATGATGTTGGCAGATTTAGCCAATAAAGCACGTGCTTTTATTCAACAAGGTGTGGAAATGGCGGCAGCAGCACAGGGTATTGACCATGCTTTTAATCGTATTGCAAACAGAGATTATTTGAATGAATTAAGGAAACAAACAAAGGGGTTAGTTTCTGATCTGTCGTTAATGACCTTGGCTGTTAGAGCTGAGAACTTTGATATACCACTATCACAACTGGGTAAATTGCTTCAGTTTGCACAAAATAGGGCGCGCGATACCGGTGAGAGTGTGGATTATCTTTCTGAATCTATAATTATGGGTATAGGTAGGAAATCTCCTCTCATTTTGGATAATCTCGGAATATCAGCAGTTAGGATTCGCGAAGAATTTAAGAAGTCTGGCGACATGGCCACTGCAGTAGGCAACATTATAGATGAAGAGATGTCTGAAGCCGGTGAAGTGATTGACACTGCAGCTGATGCTGCACAGCGAAAGAAAATTGCTTGGGAAAACTTGCAGTTAGCTGTGGGTAACTTCTTTGTGAAATTCAGATCTGGGTGGGATGATTTCTCTACACGTTTTGCTGAAGGGTTGACGAAATTAATACAAGGACAGGAAGCATCATCTAAGCAGTTTGAGGACCAGATTAAAAAGGTTGCTGATCTTAATATTACATTACCAGATCTGATTGACAGGTATGAAGAGTTGAGAGCAAAAACTAAACTGAATAAAGATGAGCAAAGGGAGCTTAATGAAGTTATTGGAAAGCTAAACGATGCTGTTCCGAGTGCTGCTATAGAATTTGATAAATATGGAAATATTCTTACTATAAATACCGCAAAAGTTCGTGAGTTTATTGCAGCTGAAACTGCCAAGCTGGAGGTGATGAATAGAAGTGCCATTGCTGAAGAAACTAAGAACCTTGAAGATTACCGTGAAGAATTGGATTTAGTTCTTGAAACAAGGCAAAGAGGCACAGAGAAAAGGTATAGGTGGGGAACTGAAGAAGATGTAGTATTATCAGATGATCAATTAAAAGATCTTGATAAACGTTCAGCGGAACTTGAAAAGCTCATTTTGGGGACAGAAACATATTTGAATGAAATTACAGGAAAATCGGCAGCCGAAAGGGTGCAACAAAGAGAAGATGAACTGAGGCAGGAAGCTCAGTTTAACAAAATGAGTGAGGTACAGTTAAAGAAATGGATTGAAAATAATCGTGATACTGCAAATGAATATCTTGCCATTGCTCAGAAGGTATATAATAATAGATTTGCCAATGTTGATCCTGATGGGCAGGATAAGGGAAAGAAAAACAAAACAAAAGAGGCGGATCCATTTAAAGAAGAATTGGATGCTTTGAAAAGAAGTCAACAGGAAGAGCTTCTTGTATTAAAACAGAGCTTGCTTGCAAAAGATGTTACTGAAGAAGAGTTCAGGGAGATCTCATTTCAGAAAGAGGTTGAACATATCAACAAAATGAAATTGTTGTATGAAAAACATGACCAGGACACTATTGATTTGGAAATTCAGTTAACTGACAAACTCATTGCAGAATCTAACCGGAGATACACTTTTCTTCAGAAGCTTCAAAAAGAACATCTAGATAAACTGAAAAATCGTCCCAGGGAAGAAGCTAAAGAAGAGGATGATGATAAATGGGTGGCTGAAAGTTATAAGGATAGAAAAGCAGTATTAGATGTTCAGCTGAAAAATGAAATGATAACTGAGAAAGAGCATCAGGAGGCTTTATTTCAGTTGAGAAAAGAATACCTGGATAAATATTTAGAAATTACTTATGCTGCAACTGATAGCATAGCAAATATTTCAAGTGACTTATCAGGCGCAATGTCAAATTTCCAACGCTCTGAAGAAATGGCAGTTGAGAGGAAGTATGATAAAATGATTCAGGCTGCAGGAAGTAATTCACGTCAGGCAGCGAAACTAGAAGAAGAGAAAGAAAAAAAACTAAATGAAATTCGCGCAAAGTATGCCGATAAGCAGTTTATCACAACAGTTGCAGGAGTTATAGCATCAACCGCTCAGGCTGCTATTGAGGCTTATGCTAATGCTTTGAAAATACCTGTTGTAGGGCTTGTTTTAGCTCCTATTGCTGCAGCAGCTGCTGTAGCTTTTGGTGCTTCACAGATTGCCGTTGCTAAACAACAGCGTGATGCTGCTAAGGCAGGTTATAGATCGGGTGGATATACCGGTGCCGGAAAGGATGATGAAGAAGCCGGTGTTGTACATAGGAATGAATTTGTGAACACGGCTGATGCTGTTAGAAACCCACATGTGAAACGATTTCTCGATGTGTTTAATGTGGCCCAGAAAGATGGCACTATTAGAATGCTTAATACAAGTCAGATCTTGGAGCGTGCAAGACTTGATGCTGCATCACCATCAAGACAGGCGGTTTATTCTTCACCTGCACCAACAAATGATTTGGGGCAGGTTGAAACTTTGAACCGTTTGAGCGATACTGTAAACCGATTGTCTGAGAAGCTGAATGATCCCATACCTGCATATACTGTTATCCATGGACAAAATGGATCTCGCAAACGTAATGAAATGTATGACAGAATTATGAAAAATGCACGTTTATAAGGGTTGTTTATTTGTCCTTTTTTCTGAGAACCATCATGCCTAATTTTGAAAGCAAAAAGAAAGGAATGGACAACTTTATTGAACCTACTACTAAGATGGCTGAAAGTGCACTTAATACTGCAGAAAGTATTAGTAATTATGGTGCCATGGTAGTAATTACAGCATTCGCAATTATTCTTTGCACCGTGATGATCATTTACTTCTTTGTTAGCCACAGACGTATGACGCGCAACATGGAAGAACAAAACAAGCGTAATAATGAAGCATTAAGTGTTACTCTTAAAGAATTGAAGGATTACCTTGCTCCTGTATCAGAGAACGCACGATTAAGCACTCTCACTGCTTTATATGCTATTGCCGAAAACAACTTCAAACTAAGCATTGAGAATGTAATAAAGATAATTGAGCAGATTCAGACTGAGAATAATATCAGCAACGAAAAAGCCACTCGCGCCAAGCTATTCAGGTTCATCAACAATATACATAATGAGAGAATTTTGTACTTCAAGAATTTCTCATATAAAGGACACACGGTTGACTACTACATGGACCGAAAGTGGATTGACCAAATGATTGAGGTTGCATTTCCTGAGATATACGATAAGAGTAAGGCACGTACGCGTACGAATATTAAGCAGGCGTATGACAGTATATTTATAGAGTTTAAACAAAATCTACTAACCAAATGAGAAATATAAGCAAAATAATCATTCACTGTTCTGCTACTCCGGAGGGTAGGCATCACACAGTAAAAGATATAGATCGCTGGCATCGTGATAGAGGTTTTGCGCAAATTGGATACCACTGGGTGGTTTACCTAGATGGTTCAATTCATCCTGGGAGAAATGAAAATATTGCCGGTGCTCATACAGTAGGGCATAATTCAGACAGCATTGGTGTTTGCTATATAGGTGGGGTTGACAGTAATATGAATGCTAAAGATACTCGCACTGAAAATCAAAAGATTGCACTACGCAATTTGGTTAATGAACTACTGAAAAAATATCCAAATGCAACAGTGCATGGACACAATGAATTCGCAGCTAAAGCATGTCCAAGTTTTAATGTTAAGACCGAATTATAATTAATATATGAGATATGATTTTATACATATTATTGCTGTTGCTCTTCTTTGTTGTGTTAGCCTTAACAGTTGTAGAGCAAAGAAGGACATCCAAAGAAATGAAGAAACAACTTCAAGAACTGAACGAGTTGAACGATTTGTGGACACGACACGAGTTACTGCAGTTGATGAAGAAAGATCAGAACGAAGCGGATCTGAAGTTGAGCACACTTTCACACGAGTCACCGAATTCGACTCAACAGGTAGCATACGAAAGGTATCTGAAACGTGGCGGGACCGACAGTTATCAAGACTGGATACTAAAGAGCGACATGCACGAACTGTTTCCATAGCTGGCGTGAGTGAAGATATTATTGTGAGTGACACAAGCTCTACAGTTGTGAATGAAATGGTGAAAGTTGATACTGATTCGCGACCAGTGCAAGGAATTGAATGGTTGTGGGTGGTTTTATCGGTTGCTTTAATTGCTTCAGTAGTATTATACATAATCTATAACAGAGTGAAATAATTTGAAATGAGCAAATATCTTGAAATACCAACAATGTGGGAGGAACTGACAGCTGATCAGTTTGCCTATCTCCTTAAACTGGTACATGAAGCCAAACCGGATGAAGTTACCATCGGTGATATACTTCTTAAGTATGCCGATTATCTACTGGGTGAAAGGAAGATTGTTGCTATTGATAGACGTGCTCAATATTATAAATTGGTGCAGGATGTTGCTGAAACGCTTACATGGATATTTGCTGAAGATGAAGATGGTAATTATCTGTTAAACTTTGCTACTACTCAGAATCTGCTTCCTGAAATATATGGTTTTATTGGTCCGCAGTCGCATGGCAGTGATTTGGTGTTTGGTGAGTATCGAACAGCAGTTGACATGATGAATAGATTCACTAATGAAAAGAATCCTTTCTTCCTAGATGCACTTTGTGGTATATTATATAGAAAACCTCTTAAGAAATCAAAAGGCTTGAAGATTGAAGCAAAGATGCGATCAAAGTATAATAAGCATCATGTTTCGCATTATGCAAGAGGTTTTGAAAAAGTGTCTGAACACATTAAATGGGGTGTTTATTTGTGGTTTGCTTATTTTAATAGATATCTGATAGAAGGTGGAGAATTTATAATTGAAGGTAATACCCTGGCATTTGATTCGCTGTTTGATCATAATACAAATGAAGACAATGCTGAGCAAATGAATATCGGTTTGATGAGCATTGTGTTTACGCTTGCTGATACCGGTACATTTGGAAATGCTGAACAGACAGATGACACACTGTTATTTCAGATATTAATGAAGCTTTTGAGTGATAAACAATTAGCTGATAAATTGAAAAAGAATGATAGGAATTAAGCAATTAAGAACTTTATTTCAGGAGGTTGCAGCTGAAGTGAATGCTGAGCTGGATGATAATATGGCTTCATTTAAGGTGAAGAAAATTATTGTTTCTCCTACCGAAAGTCATCTGGTGAAGAAATTGAAAGATAAGGCTGGCGTTGTACTTGCTTTTAGAATGCCCAGTGCTGATTCTGCTATTATTGATGCTGATAATTATGCTGAGCTTAACAAACTTCTATTTTATATTATTGAGAAAGTTGATCCCGGTACTCACAACGATGAGCAGGAATTAGATCATTATAATTCGTTGCAAAGGTTAACATCGGTTTTTAAATTGAAATTAATGGATAGGTTGATGGGTAATGATTTCTGCAGCACCGACAATGAGTTGGCCAAGGGCTTTCATACTGAATTTGAGTATCAGGAATTTGGAGGCTTTAACGGCCTAAGCGTGAGTTTTGATGTTAAGGACTTTTACTTGTAAGTGATATGACTGAATTGTATGTGAATAATGAGCAGGTGGTGTTGCCGGAGAATTTCTCAACAGAGATAATTGAAGGTAATCCTTTCATCAATCCAATTGGTGAAACATCGCTTGATATTACTGTTTCTCTTTTGGAGCCTCAGAATGCATATATATTTGGTTATTTGCAGCGCACGAACTCGCGCAAAGATACTACTCAGTCTTTGCCATGTAAGTTGGTGGTGAATGCTACAGAGTATCATGGGCTTTGTATTGTTCTTGAGTTTAGTGATGAAGAGGTGAGCATCCAGCTGGTGTTTAAGAATTCGATTTTCACTTATGCTATCGATGACGATTTGATGTTACGTGATTTGAATTTGGGTACGGCAGCAATCCCTTCTAATATACCGGCAAACTTCAATCTTACTTATCCGCAAACGGATTTCCAACTTTTGATGGTGTTTGATCCAGACATCACTTATACAGTGTTTAGTGGGCAGGAATTAGTTGATGGAGACCTACTAAATAGGTTTACTTATACATATAATAGTGCATTATCGCGCTATGACCTTACTTATGGACTTGATGGCAACACGGTTGCAATAAAGGGCATGTTTGCAGCTGGTAGTATTGGAATTAAAAAGGTTTTGTATTCTCCACAGCCATACCTGGCAGCAATAATAAGACGTGTAATTGAAGCTTTGGGCTTCCAGGTGGGAGATAATGAAATAGTGAGCTCATCAACCTGGAAGAATGCAATTATTGTGAATAATGACACCTCTCTTCGTTTTGCTAACATGTTACCCGACTGGAGTGTGAAGAAATTCATTGAGCAGGTTCAGATCTGGCTCAATTGCAGATTTATTTACAAACCTACTACTGGTGTAGTGGATATCAGGTTTAATCATTTGAGTAATGAGAATGCAGAGTTGGTACAACTTACTGTTTTGGATGATTTTACCGGTGCAACAGATGAACAAGATCCGGTGATGAACAGGCAACGTAACATAGAATATAATCTTCCGGACACGGATATTTATAAATATACTGATCTGGGTGAGTTGAGATATAAGTTTCAAAACATAAGTACTTCTGCAACTTCATTACCATCGTTAATTAACTCAATGATGACTGTTCATAATCCACATTGGATTTACTTGTATGAGCCTGATGGTAATCGTGTGGACGCAAAACTAATTTTAAGAGATGGAGTACCTGCCTTTGTAGATGAATATAGAATGTTGCAAAACAATCCAGATAAAGAAAGTGCAGACGAAACGCTGGACATTGTGCCTGCAGAAATGTCTCTGATTAAGTTTTTTATTCGTGATCGTATGAATGAAAGCACTGCCAGCTGGATTTGGTTAATGGTACCTGTTGTAAGGAACTCACAAATATTAAGCATGAGTATTGATGGTGAAGAGGACTTTGTATCGGTTGACGATGCAATAAAAGATTCTTCACTGGTATCTGAAGACACAGAAACTAAAGATGTAATGCAAATTGTGATGTTCCGGAATGACCGCCAATACACCGTGCACGGTACAAACGTTGCTTTTGATGGCATGCCGGAAGCTTACACTCGTTATATTTCTGACATTCACCCGGACGGAACCTATCACAAAACAGTGGTTGCCAGTCCGGAAATACAAAATCCATTATCACTGCAATATTTGAACGAACATATATATAGCAAAGAAGCAGAAATCGATGCAACAAAACTATACCGATTCCGCTTTCTCACACCCTTACAAGATCTTGATATTACCGACACTTTCGTGATAAATGGTGAATATTACCGTGCCTTCCAGTTCAATAAAAAGATAAATATTGATGGCATGGAAGAAGTAATTGAAGGGGAGTTTTTTAAATTGAAATAACGAAACATAAATATTCAACAAACAAAATAAAGATATAAATCATGGCAATAGAACTTGAAAAAATAAAATCCTGGGACGGACAATCAGGCACCGGCGCAGATAACAGAGGTGTGATTGATAGGAATTTTGAGAAGGTGAAGGGTGAGTTGGAGGTAAATAAAAATGGAATAGTTAAACTTGAGGACGATTTAAACAAAAAAACATTTGGAAATTGGGCCATAAACAAAGATGACTGGGCAAGTGTAGCAGACGCTGTTATTGATGTAAGCGTAGTTCTCGATAGAGATAT